TTGGTCGTTTGCCGAGGACTCCGCTGACAGTGGTTCCGCCAACCGTACTCTTTCGCTTGACCACTTGGATGAAATCTTCCGCCTCATTTGGCAGAGAGGAGGCAACCCCAAGGTTATGCTCACTGGATACGACACTTTGATGCGAATCCAGCAACTCCTCCAAGCACAGCAGCGATTTATGGAAGAGAAGCGAGTCGTCCCCACCTTCAACGGTGTCAAGGGTGTTCCCGGTGTTGAAGCCGGATTCATCGTGGCTACCTACAACGGTGTTCCAATCATCCCTACCAAGGAGATGGCTGGCGACGGTATCAGCCGTATCTACATGTTGGACACGGACTATGTGTACTTCTCCACCGCAAAGCCTACGCAGTACTTTGAGAGCGGAATTGAAACTGGCGACCCATTCGCCATCAACCGCCTCGGTCAAGAAGGTCTTTACCGAACCATGGGTGAGGTGTGGACTACTTTCTTCGGGGGTCACGGTTCAATCCGCGACCTTCAATGAGGTTTCATGGAGAAAAAATACAGGAGATGATGAATTATGGTAGCAACAACCACAACGACAGAAAAAGGACTTAGCATCAAAGTGGCCGACAGCGATTTCACGCTCGTGGACATTCTTGCTGATATTGATATGCGACAAGGTACACCAGTTGATGAAACTGGCTGGTTGAACGGCAATTCCGGCGGCTCTTACCCCGGTAGCCTCACTGGTTTCACTGCAAGCAACGCCGATGGCGGCGCAGTGGGCGGACTCAGAATGGTGACCTTCACGGTAAACATTGTTCAAGCGACAACCGTTGAGCCCCTATTGTTTTCAGCAGGCGCTTCAAAGATTCTTGGAATTGTCGGACTTGCTTCGGCAACCTCTGCAAAAGATGTCACAGCAACGATGACCAACACAGGTAAAGTGGGTGCAGACGCAACAGTCGCACCTCTCGCCACAGGTGGCGACTTGCCTTGTCTTATCTTGGAATCGGAAAGCGCAAACCAAGTTTGCCAAGTCACTGTTCTACTGCTTGGCGCTTGAGGTGAGTAGGCTTGCCTACAATCACCTACATCGGGTCTGCGGTCTACCGCAAGCGACCTGACAGCGCAGATACTTGGGTCCGCAAGGAACCTGTAGAGGTTAGCCAAGAATGGCTTGACCGATACCGAGTTCCTATTTGCTCCAACCCTACGGCCTTCCTTGTTGAAGGCGATGCCAGTGCCGAAGTCTCTGTAGACGAAGGCAACGACGGTATTCCCGATTCAGGCTGGACCAAGAAAGAGATTGGCGCATGGCTTGACGAGCGAAACATTGACCTTCCCGGCTACGCAACAAAGTCCAAATTACTGGCTTTGGTTGAGGAACATCTAAATCCCTCAGCCCCTGAGCCTGTAGTAGAGGAACCTGCAACGGCAGAGGAACCCACAGAAATCCCAACAGGAGATGAAGAATAATGGCAGTAACAATTGACCCCCGACCAACCTACTTTGGCGACCGAATGATAATCACAGGTACTTATGCCGCAGGTGATAACGCTATTGACTTGAGTAGTCTATTGTCAAGCATTGATTTCGCTGGCGCAAACTCAAGCGGTGCTATCGCAGGACGAGCAATTACCGACACTGGTGCATCGCCACCACTTCAAACTGTACACTTTGGAGTAGATGCTCGTATTGACGGTACAACCATTCGTTTGGCGGCTGGTCTGCAAGACCCCGGTGATGTTGCAAACACAGCACCTTCACAGGCTGGAACTTTCTTCGCTATTGGTCGCCGATGAGGTGGCTTAAATGGCAAAGAGCGTCACCATTCTTGGTCCATATCCTCCAAAGGATTTCCAAGACTCCACTGCTCGTACGGCGATAGCAACGGCTATCAGCACGGCTATAGGTTCCAACACCTGTACTACGGCTGACCCTCATATCGTCCTTGGGAACATCTTCATTATCGTGACTACCAGTTGAGGTGGTTATGATGAAGGAGTATGGTAGCCTTGGTCTTGATGACATCGCTCGTCTACAGAAGCGTGGCATTCGCCTTAACGAGTCCTACGGGGCTTCGGTGAGGACAGACGACGACAATCCACTCGGTGGCTTGACGCTCAAACAGCGCAACCGTAATAAGAATGCAGGTGATGTTCTCAACATCGGCTCCGGTACGAGGTGCAAGCATTGTGGAATGTTGTACTTCTGCTGGGTTGACAAGTGCAGGACATGTAGCAAACCGATGGACTTCAACCTTGGAAAGAAAGAGTGATGCGGTATGCCAGTAGTGTTCAGCCCCGGTGAGCCCGAGACAAGGCCGCTTGACCCGGAGGCAATCGTCTACACGACTGGAGACAAGGTAGGGCAACTTCTCGGCATCGCCGCAGGCGAACCTGTGCTTGGAGCGGCCAATGCCGTGTCTGACGGCTTCTTTATTTCAGGCACTGATTTCAGAGAACATGGGTTTGAGAGTGGAGATACCATCCTCGTTCACAGCGACCTTGACCCGCTTGGCACTGAGTTCGTCATCACGGCTCCAACCGTCGTGGATGTCAGCGGAACCAAGTATGTGAAACTGCCAACGACTGGCGTCACTCATGCCAACTACACGACGACAGCAAACACCGAGATTCAAAACAAAACAATCTTCACCAACGGCAAGCGAAGAGGTGTGACGAAGAACATCGTCAATGACCACATCAAGAGAATCCAAGACAGGATTGACAACTACACTCACAACGCATGGCGACCATATTTGGTTGCCGCTGAGTACATCAACTTTGACACCTACAAGCCCTACCGGCGACGATACTTTACCGATTATGTGGGCACTGCTCCTTTGTTATTCCGCAATGTTCAGCAGATTCTGCGTATTGAGTTATGGCAAGGTGAAGACTACCGGGAGATTTGCGGTGCAGAGGCTCGCCTCAATTTCAGCGATGTGTCAAACCTTGCATCAGCAAAGGTGTTCTTGTCTCCCGGCAACGGTAGCGTTGCTGAACTCGCACAAGGCACTGCGAGCAATCAGTGGCGTGACGACTTTGATGCTACGACCGTCGCTCAAAACATTGCCGACCTCATTAACAAAGAAGACAGGGTGAACAAGGCGGCTGTGAACTTTCTTACCGATTTGACTGATGCCAGCACCACATTTACTTTGGAAGGTAGTACAGATGCCGTGGCAGTCCACAATGAGTTCTTGGCTTCGGCCAACGCAGACTACGGTACGGGTATTGTCAAAATAACTTCTATGCGACCTGTCAAGGCAGGTGAAGAGTGCAGTATCGTCACGACATCATCTGACATCGCTATAGACCATGCCTCCCGCAACACCACTACTTTCGTCAGTCTTGACAGTACGACTGTCAATGTGGCTTCTACAACAGACTTTGTGAATACAGGTGTAGCCATAGATGCAAGCGGTGATGTGTTTCGCTACACAGGAAAGACCGCTACATCCTTCACAGGTTGTGTAGCCCTCGTCGGCAGTTTGGGAGCAATCACCGGAACGATAACTCAACACAAATTCTCTCTGTCTTTACAAGCAGGCTCACAGAGTACAGTCGTTGACGCTATCACTGGTGAAACCACAGTGGACAGGAGTAGCAGTGGAGACAGTGCTCGTTTGCGAGATTGGTGGCTTGACCACGAGATGGGCATCATTTACTTCAACAACTCTTATCCGTTTTTTGAGTACAACTCTGTCAAAGTGGCTTACATCTACGGTGAGCGATACCTTGAGAAAGCGATTGAAGAAGCCGCCACAAAACTTGTAGCGAGCGAACTGCTGATGTCTGACGACCGAAGTGTGCTTATACCCGAAGGGAGTCAAAACATAGACCTCGGTTCTAAGGCACAATTGTTTCGCAGAGAAGCCATGGACATCATTGCTCGCTACAAGGAAGTGGTGGTCTTTTCATGACGGCTGACTGGAAAGAGCCGCTTGATACAGTCATTGATATTCTCAAGGCTGACCACGACTCAGGTACAGGCTTGGGTTGGAACAGAGCCAACTCAGACAACATCAAGCCCGTGATTCTTGATATTGCGTCCGAGGGACCGGAGCGAGGTAAGCGACTTGACCTTCAACGCCATGATTACATCCTGTGCTACGAGACCGCACTCAACGAAGAAGTACCTGACCTTCTGTACAACTTCGTCACAACAAGAGTCAACATCACCGTTGACATGCGTACATCAAGAGGTCGCAGTCGTTTGCGAAAAATGGAGAACGAGATGCGAAGAATCATCCATGTAAATCGCAAAGGTGACGGTGCGAACTTTGACCGTATGATTCTCAAGGTCAGGACTGACCTCAGCGACCGTACAAAGAAACTGTTCAGGCACACTTTCCAAGTTGAGGTTGTCATTCTTGCGGAGTTGATACCGTGAGTGGTTTTGGAGCACACTACAAAGGTGATGTTTCCGAAGTCACCATGGGTCACGAAACAAGCCTTGTCATTGAGCATAACCAGCCGAGAACATGGACAGCCAAGACGACCGACGCCACGCGAGACTATACGACCATTGAGTTCAGAGGGACAACATCAATCACCAATACCAGCATTTTTGAACAAACCAAGCCTATTCTCAAAGTCCCTCTCGGTATGCTCATCGGGCAGAAACTGACTTTCCACGCCATCTCTGCTGGCAACAATGCGTTCTCCAACTTTTACAACAGCACACTCAAAAGCAGAGTGTATACAATTGTAGACCACACGCTGGAGAGTAACAGTGACGGCGCTGATGCTACGCACCTTAAAATCGTCCCAGCCTTTCCTACAACGACTTTATTGGACAGCGATACCGGAGACTCTATTCTCATTCATGCACTGGGATTACCGACTGTACAAGGCGATAACAATTCTGCTATGACGAGCGCCGCAAGTTCATCAAAGGAAGTCAGCCTTGTTGACCAGTTTATTGGGCTGGCAAGTTTCATGACACTCCCTGACACCAAGGTTGACCTGCACAGTTACCATGTTGTAGGTCTTGGTCGCCAAGTTGCTGTTCAGCAGACAGGTAAAGTACATCATGTAGGCGGTGCGTTGGAAATGCCTATGCACAGTGCCAAGTGGTTGTACTACAGCCTTGGTAGAGAGACGGTTAGTAAAGACAATTGTGGGTCAAAGCCTTACACGGGACTTTCCAGTGATGCTATTATTCGGTCTAATATTGAACCGGGACAAGGCTACATTGATGTGATAAGTAGTCAGAGCGGTAGTGTTCGCTTTGGTTCAGGTACCGATGCCGCAGTAGGTGATTACCTACTCATAGAAGACACGACGCTGATTCCAACAACGACTTACAAAACTCCAAATAAAGACACAGACAAGTACTTCCCTGCTGAATCTTCAGGGTCGGGACTTGCCAGCGATGCTGTTCACTTTGAATGGACAGAATCCAGCGAATGTCGTCGCATTTCTGCTATTGAATATCTCAGTGATTTAGGTTCAGGTACTCATCGTTATGTGTACAGGGTGTATGTAGACGACGGTTGGCAGTTCCCTCACACGACAGATGACACCATTGAACTTCGCAAATATGCAGACAATGCCAGTAACAGCCCACATGCTAACACATCAAGAACCATCAACAATCATGTCAAGCGCCTCTTGTTTTCTGCCGAAACCATTCCCAGTTTTTGCATAGAGCACAGTGTCAGGACAAGAGACATTGGCTCATTTAACGCCACAGGCGAATCTACCGTC